TGCTCTTGACTTGCCGCCCCACCCTGAGGGCACCCATCCGCCACCCTGCCGGGAGCCGCCGTGTCCTACCCGCCCGCCCCGGACGAGCCGGGCCCAGAGAGCCGGTACACCGCGCCGGGGTGGCCGCCGCAGCCGACGTCGCCGGCATCGCCACAGCCGCCCGTCTTGCCCGGCCCGTATCAGCCCCAGCCTCAATCTCCGGCCAACTACTACCCGACGCAGCAGTACGCGCCGCAGCCTCAGCCGTACGGGTATGCCCCGCAATATCCGCCGCAACAGATGGTGTCCATCCAGCGGGTGGTGCCGACGTCGGGATGGGCGACAGCGTCGCTGGTGTTCGGCCTGCTGGGCCTATTCGGTGGCTGGTGCCTGATGGCGGTGCCGTGCGTTCTGGCGGTGATCGCCGGGCATGTCGGCCTGTCGCACACCGAGACCGGGGAGCGTGGTGGGCGCGGCCAGGCGGTAGCGGGGCTGATTCTTGGCTACCTGATGGTGATCCCGGCTGCGATCATCTTCTTTGCGGTGGTGGCGACGCCTCGGAACTGACCCTGGACGCAGAGAAGCGCCCCACCCGCCCGAAGAAGGGCAGGTGGGGCGCTGTCGTCATGGGGATCCGTGGTGCGCCTGTGGTGCTACAGAGGCGCGGCGAACTCGTTGCCGGAGAGCGTCGAGTAGTTGCAGGTGAGCCCGTCGTCCTCGACGTCCATGACGAGCAGGTGATCCGTGGACCCATCGAGGAACCGGACATGGATGACGTCGCCCGCGACCACGCCGAGGTCGGGCGGTGGGTCCCGCCAGCGCAGCGCGTCCGGGTCGATGTGCATACCCCGAGGCTACGCCAGGCCGAGGCTGCCCCAGGTGACGCCGGGTGTGCGCCACAGCTGGTTGGCGAGCGCGCCGGGGGTGACGGCCTGTTCGGCGGTGTTCGGCATGACGTCCTTGCCCGCGAGGGTCCACGCCTGGTCGACGAGCACCGAGCAGATCGCCTCAACCGGCAGCGCGATCTGCTTCTCGATCTTGCCGCCCTGGCGGTTGGTCCGGAACCACCGCGGTTCGCGGCGGCGGTTTATCCAGCGCTCCAGTCGATCGACCCGGACACCCCAGCGCCACAGCACCAGCGACGCGTACGAGGCGAAGCTGTACGGGGTGCCGACCTCGACCATCAGCCGGGCGATCGCCGCGGCGTCGGCGGCCTGGCCCGGGTAGTCCTCCGGTAGCCGCAGGTACGCATGCCGCGGCGTCCAGTGCGTGCCGGTCCGCAGCTCGATCTCCTCCGCGCCGCCGGGCATCGCCTGGACCAGCCGGGGCGCGGTGATGACACCGGTCTCGTACGTCTGGCCCTTGTAGATCGTTCCGGGCGGTAGGTGCTGGCTGGCCTCGACGACGATGCCGACGTGCCGGACCGACAGGCGACCCGCCCGGAACACCTCGCCGAGCAGCAGCTGCCCGACGCCGACCGGAACCAGGCCGGGGACCAGGCCGCCGATCGGGCCGAACATGATGTCGCCGGGGCGAAGATCAGTGAGGGACTCGATCCGGCCTGTCACCCCAGCCCCCGCGAGATCAGGATGATGGCGGCGACGGCGGCGACGGAGCCACCGGAGATGACCCGGACGGTCCAGGCGTACCAGCGCGGGACCGCACCGCTTCCGCGACCGACGACGCGCCCAGCGCCAGACCCGGTACCCCGACTACCGCCCCGGCGAGCAGCAGCACCGGCTCGCGAATCTGGTCTTGGAGCAGCACTTCGTAGCCGATCAGCGCCCAGCCCAGCACCCACGACGCGATATCCCGCACGAGGGTCCATCGGCCAGGGGTGGCTGGCGGCGTTGGGGTGTTGCGCTCGCTCACTCATTCGCGCCGGAGGCCTCGACGGTGAGGCGGCCACCGGTCACGGCCAGCTCGCCGGACAGGACACCCGCCGGGCCAACCGGACCCCGGTCACCCTTCAGGCCCACCGGCCCCTGCGGACCTGAGGCCCCTGCCGGGCCCGGCTTGCCCGCACGCCGGTCCATCATGGCCCGCAGCAGCGCGAACCCGTGATAGCCGGAGATGTACGTCAGGGCGCCCTGGCCCAGCGATTTGCGGTGCGCGTTGACGGCCGCCTCGGTCTTGGCGCCGTAGTCCCCGTCCACCTCGCCGGGGCTGTAGCCGACGTCACCGAGGACGTACTGCCAGAACTTGACCTCTTCGCCTGTGTCACCCTTGCGGATCAGCATGCCGCCGTCCTCCCATCCGTCGATCTCCGCGCGGACCCGCGTCCGGAACGCGGTCATGTCGAAACTCGGGTCGCTCTTCGCGCCCGGCTGGTGTTCCTTGTGGCCGGCGACCCGGGCGACGGTGACGTCCCACCCGGACGCCTCATGCCGCACCAGGGCGGCCACGCCGCGCACGTAGCTGTCGTACTGCCGGTCCGTCCACGGCTCACCGTCGGCGTGCTGCGCCTCGACCCCCAGCAGGCTGTCGTTGCCGTAGCCCTCGTTGGGGCCGGCCCAGCCGACGAGGTTGTGGTTGCAGTGGCCGGACGCCACCACATGCCAGTCGCCGGTGCGCGACAGGTACAGCTGGGCAATCGGGCCGGACAGGCCGGGCCGGCCGTTGACGAGAACGCCGATCTCGCCAGCGTCCGACGACGTCCGCGACCCGGCCGTGTGGTGGCAGGTGATACCCCGGACCGGGCCGAAGCTGTCGGCGCCGCGGGTCTTCCAGCCGGCCACCTCGTGCACCGTCAGGCCAGCCGCACGCAGGACGGTGGGCAGCCAGAGAACGCGCATGGCGATCCTTTCTACGAGGGGCCGAGGTAGCGGGCCATGAGCGTCGACGCGAACGATCCGCCGACGTTGGAGTTGACGGCCCCGCCGGTCGACGTGCCGAGCAACTCGAGGTAGTCACCGAGGGCGAGCGACAGGATTTCGGTTACCTCCTGCGACATGCTCACGTTCGTCGCGGCTGGCTTGGACCTCGACCGGGCCGGCTGCACGGCACCGTTGACCGAGATCGTTGCGGTGAGCGCCGTCGGGGTTGTCGACGCGCTCAGGAACACGGTGCCCTTGACCAGCCAGATACCGGCCCGGTCGACCGTGATCCTCGTGTTGTTCGTGACCTCGTCGTGCAGGCTGAAAGGGTCGTAGTTCTCCGAGGACGCGCCGAACGTGAGCGGCGTGTCCGACGTGCCGATCGACTGCGCCGACTGCTGAACGAGACGGCAGAACGGCCGGTCGAAATCGGCCGCGTAGATGATGTCACCGGCAGCCATCATGCCTCCCCGAGCGCGTAGCGAGCCTGAACCGCGACATGCACCTCTGCGCCCAACGAGAGGCGCTTACGGACCCCGTTGATCGATGGCGTCACCGTGGCGGTCTGGGTGTACGGGCCGGTACCCGATGCCGCAGTCATGGCGGTGACCATGAGCCTCTGGCCGGACACGGTGATCGGGTACGGGACGGCCGTCGTCGACCACACATCGCCGCGCTGCACGGTGGACAGCGACAGCGAGGTCTGGCCGATCTCGGCCACCGCGGCAAGGGTCGTCGAGGAAGAGTCGTACCGGGCCGTGTCGTAGACGCCGGAATTGAACAGGTCGTCGGGCTCGCACGTGAACGTCAGGATGTGCTCGTTCGGCCAGCCGACCACTTCGTCGATCGCGACGATGTGCACCCGCACCGTGTCGGCGCGCACTCCCGTCAGCTCGATCACGTCTCCGATGTCGAGGGCCCTGAGCTGTGCCTGCCTGGCGGCGTCGAGGGCGTTCAGCTTCACGCTCACCGTCGGGTAGCGCGGCTGATTCACCGTCCAGCGCCTCAGGTACCAGTTCGCCAGCTGGTCGAGTAGGCGGTCGGGGTAGACGTTGACTTTCGCCTCGTCCTCCATCACGCCCTTGGCGGTCACTCCGAGCGGGCCGGAGAGGTCCACTGCCACCGACTCCGCGCCGAGCCGGTTCGATGCCGTCACCGTGTTCGCGATCGCCGAGTCGATGACCTCGCGCGGCCTGGCGGTGAGGTCACGGACGTTGACCGGCATCGCGGTCTGGTTGATCCGCGCGACCCTCGTCATCATGACGATCTCCAGCGCGTCACGCTTGTCGAAGATCAGCCCGTCTTCGCTGTCCTGGATCTCGCGCAGGATCTCGCCCACGGTGTCGGCCTGCTGGGGGCCCATCGGCATCGAGTCGTCGGGGTCGCCGACCCAGGACCATGCGAAGCCGAGTTCTTCCATGAGCCGCGCGAAACGCCATGCGGCGGGCTCGTCCTGGTGGCCGAGGAATGCCAGGGTGTCCGATCCGACGTCGCCGGCGTCGGCGAGGCCGTGGATCTGGCAGTAGTTCCCGTCGAGGGTGTAGGCGTTGTCCGGCCGTTCGAAGTTGCGAAGGGATCCTGTCGTCGTCGACGAGAAGGTTTTGACGATCCCCTCGCCGCCGTATGCCTGTGTGAACACCTCGGCCGTGTAGGTGAGGGTTCCCGCGGCAACCACGGCGTAGATGCTGAAGTATCCCCAGTCCGTCAGCTCCGAACTGCGGGTGAATACTTCGAACGAGATTGCCCCGGCGTCGGAATCGAGCACACGGATCGCATGGTTGACGTTGTTGATCTCCCACGTCCACCGGCGTCCCGCCGAGTCGTACCACGTGAAGATCGGATTATAAGACGCCGTCAGTCCGGCCCCGGCGAGTTTCGCCTGGAAACCGATGCGCCACGATGTCGAGCCGGAATACGCCGAGAACGTTCCGCGGAGGCTCGACCCGGATGTGGTCTGGATGCTGCTCTCCGCGCCCAGCGGACGTTCGTCCGAGCCGATCGTCGGGCTGCCGAAGATGCGCCCGAGTGCCCCGCCGGCCACCAGGTTCGCCAGGGCAGTGGCGCCTGACTGCTCTTCGCACGGCCAGAGCCCGACCAGCGTCGGGCGTGCTTTCGCGTACCGGGTGAACGGCGACTCCAGCTTCGGGCCGGACATGGCCTGCTGCAGCAGGCCTGCGCCTGTCACGTTCACCCATGCGGCGCCGCGCTTCGGGGTGGCACGGAAGTCGGACGTCTCGTCCGCCACCCACGATTGCGCCTGCACATATCCGCGAACCTCGCCGCCCCTGGACACCCTGATCTGCGTGCCCACGCCGGCGGTCCCGTAGATGGGACTCTCAGGATTCGACGGCCGCAGATCGTCGGAGGTGTTGTCGAGCTGGGCGGCGACAGAGGCCGGTCGTGGCGCCTCCCCGATGCCGGCGGCAGAGCGCTTGATCGTGATCGACTGCGCGGCGCGCACCTGGTCGCGCTTGACGAGGTCACTCCACGTGCCGTCGATCTGGATCTCGAACTTGACGTCGGCGCTCATCCGCGGCCACCGCCGAGGACGAACTGGACGCCGTTCGGGCCACGCCCGCCACGCCGCGCGACACCATCGGCGACGGCGTCGACCAGGACCCGTGAATCCATCATCACCGTCACGCGGATCGGCTCCCCCTGGCCGCCCGTACCGGCGGCCGAAACCTGCTCGCCCGCGAGCGCCATGATCGGCACTTCCTGGCCGGGCATGCCGGGCACCCTGCCGCCGGAATGGAACGTGGACAGGCGGGGGGCGGAGATGTGGTTGCCGCCGATGCCGGGGATCCAGTCGGGCACAGTCCAGGAGAGGCTGCCGACGGTGCTGTTCCACGCCCTGGCGACCGCGTTGAACGCCGAACGGAAGGGCCGGGCGATGGCCTCACCGATTCCGGAGAAGGCCGATGCGACCCTACCGGGAAGGGCCTTCATCCACTCATACGCCTTCTTGCCCGCGCCGGTGATCGCCTCCCATGCGCCGCGGATCTTCGGCCACAGGGTGTCGGAGAACCAGGATCCGACGGCCGACGCCGCCGCCTTGATGCCGCCCCACGTGACGCGCCAAAGGTCCTGGAACCATGTCGTCTTGGTGGCGATGACGACGATGATCGCGATGATGGCGGCGATGCCGAGCACGATCCACGTAATCGGGGACGCGAGCAGCGCGGAGTTCCACAGCCACTGGGCGGCGGTCACCAGCCCCATCACCCCGACGACAGCCGACAGCAGCGGGGTCACCACGCCGATCACATCGGCGACATCCTGCATCGCTGACGGGTTCGCTTCGTGCAGGGCGTCGTTCAGGTCGATCTGCGCCTGCCGGGCGTCGATGTTCGCCTGCTTGCCGTCCTCGGTGGCCTGCTTCTGATCAGTGAGCGCCTGGTTGTAGTCCGCCGTGGCCTGCTTGGAATCCAACAGCGCCTGGGACTTGTCCTGCTCAGCCTGAGACAGGTCAAGCGCCGCCTGCCTGGCCTCGTCGGACTTCGCACCGTGTTCCTTGACGGCCTTGTTGTATTCGTCCTGGGCCTTCTTCACGTCCAGGATCGCCTGTTCGCGATCCTGATCGGCTTGAGTCTGATCAAGCTCTGCCTGGCCGAGGTCAAGGCTGGACTGCGTCAGGTCACGCTGCGCCTGCTCAAGGTCGATCGCGGCCTGACGCGTATCCGTCATCGCCTGTTCGACATCCGCCTGAGCCTGCTCGAGGCGCTGGGCCCGCTGACGGGCGAAGTCCTGAATGTCGGCAACGGCCTGCAGGCCACCGCCGAGGGTGTCGATGGCGTCGGTGGCGCCCGACGTGGCAGCGCCCAGCGACCCGAGCCGGTCTGTCAGCCGCGACGTTCCCGCCGCCCCGTCCCCGGCATCCTGGCCGGTCTTCTTCGCCGAGTCCCCCACCTCGGTGAGGGCTGCGTCAGCCTTCTTCGCCGCCTGCTGAAGCTTGGTGGCGTCGCCCGCGAATTCGAGGCTTACGGTGTTCCCGGCCATCGTCTACCCCTCTTCCAGGCCGGCGTCGGCGATCACGGCCCGGATGGAGGCGTTGAGTTCCGCCTCGATCTGTGGCCTGATGTCGGCCAGGACGGGATAGATGTACCGGCCGCCGGGGATGAAGGTGCGGGCCGGCGGGCGCCCGCGGCGCTTGCCCTCGCCACCGAAGTCGAGCCAGGCGAAGTGCGGGGCGCGCGCGCCGCCCGCCTTGACCCTGGCCGAAGTTCGCGTCGAG